CGCTTCATTTCGCGGATGGTCTTGATATCGTCAGGCGTCAGGTCCATCAGCTAATCCCGAGCGGCGAAAAATCTTTGACTTGATAAGGCATGTAAACCATAACTTTTGGCTCAAACGCTGGGCCATCTGGAGTAGCAATTTTGACCAGCCGCCCGTATCCGTTCAGGGCTTGCGGGTCTGCAACAGGCACGCTGTACCACTCGGCGTTCGGGTCGGTCGTTGCGCCCGTATCAGTTGCTGGTTTGAATTGAATAATTGGACTGTGCTCGTATGCCGTGCGTTTTGTCGGAAACGACCCAAACCAATCATCCATTTCGGTCTGCGTCATCTGCGTGCCATCTTCTTTCAGCTGGCCGACAAACCAGAGTTCGTTAAATCCTTGGTCTGGAAGTTGAGTAAACCAGCCGAGCGGATTGTTGGCAAAGACAACACCGCGCCGGAAGTAAAGCCGACCGTCTCGCCAGTGGTCTTCCTTCACGATGTCGTTAATTAGCAGCGTGTACTTTGGAAACGTATATCGCAGCCGCTGCCCATCTTTGTCGGATTGCGTGATGGTGACTTCGGCATCGTTTACTGCGTCCAAGTATTGGTCCCAATCAGGCTCCCAATCACGATGCCATGACCAGAACGTCAACCGCTTTTGATGCCTTCTCTTGTTGACGTTTTGAATTGGGTCGTTGGCAGAATTGACAATCGGGACATCGGTGCCAAACTGCGGGTTCGGTAAATAACCTGGTATCTGCCTGCTTAATGCTGGATCGATCTGCGTTAGTTGCGTGCCCGCTGGGAAAATGCCGACAAACTGTGCCGTTGGTGATTGCTCGGCAAACTCTTCAAACGCAATATCGACTCGCGGCACAATCTGTTCCGGTTCGTTGGCCGGCAAGCCATCGACGGTGCGTTCGTACCGGGTGACGGCGTTGGTGAAACTGCAAATGACATCAAACAACGCTTTGGCCTGCGTGTCGCTTCGCCGCCGCGGCTGCCGCTGGAAGCAGTAGACTGGCTGGGTGACACCGGTGATAAGGTATTGAGTGCCAATCTGCGGCAGGCTGGGGTCAAGCAGTGCGGCCGCAGGTCCAGATGCGTCTACCTGCCAGACTTCCGTGTAGTCGTACTGAAGAAACCCGTCGATTAAACGTTCGACCAAATCTTGAGATGTGCGGTTTGCTGCCATTAGTTGATCGCTGCCTGTTCTCGGTTGCGTTGTTCGTTGGCTTGCTCTTGGGCTTCGGCTGCTCTCCGAAGCGAGCTTGTCAATTGCTGCAGCAATACCTTTAAGATTTCTTCGTCCTGTGCAACATTGCCAGTGCGGAATGATTCGGAGGTAATTTGCTGCAGCGTGATTGCCGACATGCCGGCCGGTGTCAGCGGATTGGGGTCCGCCATTAACGCATTTCTCACGTTGAAACTGGGATTTATGCGTTTAGCGGAATTAGAGAAATTCCGCAGCATTGCGTATTCGGCAGGTGTCCTGCCCGTAAACATCAGAGCGGGATCAACGGGACCAACTTTTCCGCCAGGTCCAGTGATTGCCGCGGGCGTGTCCATTGTTCCTGTGCTGTTAAGCCAGCGATTTATTGTTTCTATCGCCTTGACTGCTGAATCCAGCCACGGCGTTAGCTCAACAGCCAGCTTGCGAATCAGGCCAGTCCACTTGTCCGAAAGTTGCTCCGTTTGGCTGACCAGCTTTCCGATAGCTGCAGATGAATCGTCTGCGAGAGTCATCCCAAACTTTTCAGCCGACGCCCCGATCTTGTCCAGATTCGCAAGTCCGCTGCTCATCAAAGTGGTGAACTTCGCGTCGTCAATTCCGAAAAGTTTTTTGACAATTAACCCGCGGCCCCCTTGGTCAGGCATCTTGCTGATTTGGTCAACGATAATGCGGAATTGCTCAAGGACTGGCATCTTGGACAGGGCTGCCATTGTGTCCATTTCTAGCCCAAGCTCGCCAGCCAATGCCTTGAACTTGCCCATATCGCGTGCGGACATTTGAATGTTCTGATTCATTGCCCGAAGGGCAGGCACTGTCGTATCTGCGGTCAATTCGCCGCCACGCACAAACGCTTGCTGCAGCTTGACCAACTCATTGAATGGCATCTGCAAATCTTCGGCAGCGTCCGCGATTTGTTTGATGCTCTCAATTTCCCTGACTGCGCTAAACCCAAGAAACGATGCGCCGGCTACCGCAGCACCAGCAGTCCATTTAGCAGCCTTCACCATTGAAGACTGCATTCTTGTAATTGCTTTGTCTACCGATGATGAAGCCAACTGCATTTGGTGCAGTTCAGTTTTGATACCTTTCAACGCTTTAGCATGCTGCTCTGCTGTGATCTTTCCTTTCTCATATAGTTTATCCAGCCGCGTTATTGCGTCGGCAGCTTTTTGCTCTGGCGTGGTATCACCGAGAATCTTTTTAAGCAGCTGCACTTCCGACTTCGTAGCCAGCAAGCCAGCACTGAACTGCCTGGTATCGGCGACCATCTTGTAGCTGAGCGTGTGGATTGTCGTACTAGCCATTGCCTAACCTTTGGAAGTATTCCAACGCTGCCTGCGGGTCCATCGCCCGCTGCTCCTGCTCGACCGGAAACCAGCCCTGCAGGTATCCATACGCCCACCACTCAAACAACTGCTCTTGCGTCAGCTCATCGGCCACGGCATCTGCATCCAACCGGCCAGCAATTTCAGCCAGCCGCAGATGCAGAAACCGCCGATGATTGTTCTTTAGCCGTCTGATGTTTTTTTTAGTTTGGCCTCGATGTCTTCGTCCGACAAACCAGCCAGCGACATCGCCACATCCGCCAGCCGTGTGACCACCGCAGCCGGCATCTGCCGCATCGTAGGGAAGTCATCTTCACTCAGGTACGGTTGCCCGTCGTCGCCGACAACGCAGAGACTGACAATCTTTAGCCGTGCGTCCTGCTGCCGCTGCTTGTTCACCTTGTCGCCTGGCCTCAGCCACAGGTCGAACTCACGCACCCGCAAGGATTCGGGTAGCTCCCGCATCTTGACCAATCCGAAGTCCGGCACCTCGACCTCGACAATTCGGGACTGCCTCGCCGCCAAAAACTGCTCTCGATTCATCGCTGCTCCTTAGACGTTGTACCAATCAAACTTGACCTTACACGCTGCCGTATCGGCGATGGCGTACAGCGTCACGCTGGTGCCGAGATAAAACGCTGCCTGACCACCGTTGGCGGACAACCGGATTGCGTTAGCACCGGCACTGACAAACCGCAGGCTAACGAAGTTGGTCGTGTCCAGATTCGTTGCCACGACGTAGCCCGGCACACCATCGCCAAACGCTACCGTCTCCTCCGAGGTGCCGACGTCTTGGCAAACGCTGCCAGCCCGTGCGGTCGTCTGGTTAAACTGCCGCGTCTGCGTGGCAGTCGTTTGTTTCAGGTATCCGTTCGTCACGGATGCCCCGATGGTGATACTGATTTCATTGGCCATTAGTCGTCATCCTCGCTTTCCATTTCGATTGGTTCGGCAACGCTTGTAATCTGGTCCGGCTTGATTCCGAACTCCGTTTCCACCAGCACCTTGACCGCAGTCACAATCCACGGCTCCTGCGATGCCTGCCAGTTGATGAACTGGACGCGGTGATACGGCGGGTCGCCGGTGTAGCCGACGAGGCCATAGCCATCCGCGATAATTGACCGCAGCTGCGGGAATAGCGGGTTGCCGTTCTTGTCTTTGGCCGGATGCGGTGCCAGCCGTACACGTTCTGCCATCTGCTCTGCCTCCGATTAGTTGCCAGCGGTGAATGCTGGCGGGGTGCCACCTGACCACTTAACCGACATCTCGCCGGTTTGAACTTGGTTTGTCTGCAGCGTCGGGAACTTGATGCGTGTGACCAGTCCGGTTCCAGCGTAGGTAGCCGCAGTGGTTCCGCCAGGTGCGACCGGCCAAGTGATGGTCACAGTTTCAGTGGTCGTGCTGGTGGCGTACCATCCAGCGGTTCCGGCTGGGTCAAACTGGAAGGTGAGACTGATTTCGCCCGGTTCTTCTAAGTCGCCAGCCATGTAAGTGGGATTGGTGCTGCCGAGATGCGTGATGTCGATTGCTGGCCGGCTGCGTTCGCCGGGGTCGATGGTCAGGATGTTCAGCGACCGGCTGCTGGTTCCGAAGGTAATCGTGGCACCGTGGCCCGTGTCGATTCGTGTATTTGGCATTTGCCCTCTCCTTAGCTTGTGGCTTCTGTGTACATGACGATGTAATCCCTGCTCACCCAATACCGTTTCTGTGCGGACCCGGCGACCGGCGGATCAAAGCCTCGCCGGTAGCTGACATTGCTGGTCACGTTGACGACGCGGCTGCTGCTGTTCATCGTGCCCCTAAACATCTGCAGTGGCGCGAGACGAACCGCCTCCGCAAGGTTATAGGCAGCGGTCCCCGTGACGCCGTAGCAATCGATTTGAATGCGGTTCGAGGCAATGCCGCTGACGCCGTTCAAGTGTTCGTTTGATTCGCCCTCGAAAATCTCAAGGATGATGAACGGCAGTACCGCCCCTTCCTTGGCGTCGTGCAGGTAAATCCGTGCCGCGTCTCCGGTGCCGATCAGCGACGTAATCGCCGCCTTGCTTTTTAGGTACGCTCGCAGATCCATTAGGATGTCAGGCATTAGCGTTGACTCCCGATTGCACGTTCAAGCGATGCGACAACCGCTTGCTGCTGCTGCGGCTTAGTCGAATCGACAGCCGGTGCCAGCCAGCGTTTAGCCTGAACGAATGTGTTTCGTGTAGCCGGTTCCTTGTTCCAGTAGTGGGCCTTGTGACCGAACTCTAGCAGGTGACTGTGGGCTGTCGTGTTCTTACGGTCGCGGCCTTGCATGTGCGGTTCAATCTTCTGGCCGGTCACGGCAATGTGCAGCGTGCCATCGTTCTTGCTTATCATCTTGATAGCGATGCTATCGGCCAGCGGTTTGCGTAGCTTGTCCCGGTCCCGCTGTGCCTTGCTTTTCTTTTTTGCCGTGCCAGTCTTGTCGCTGCGTGGAATGCGTCTAGCGGCATCTTTTTGCACGACTTTACTGCCAGCCCGCAAAGCATCTGCCAGTGCCTTGTTACGAACCAGCCAATCCAGCCGCTTGAGATAATCTTCAATCGGCACGCCTTCGGTGATTGATGTTTCGATTGCCATTGCTTTTGCCATCAGACTACCACCTCCGTTACCTGCATCATGATCCGCGTGCTGTTGTCCATGCTGAGGCAGTTTCGGATTTCGTAGTAGGTCTGGGTCAGTGGCTGGTATGCTCGCATGTTCGGCAGGATTCCAGCGTAGTAACGCATTTCGATGACGTGCGTGATGGTCGCCTCAATCTGCCGCCCGCGGTAAGTCTCGCCGCCAGTTACCGCCGTGATGCTGCACGGCAAATCACGCCACAGCGTCGTGGCAAATGCCGGGTCGTCCGACCCGTCTGCTGACGTTTCGTTGTAAATGTGGATGCGGTCGCGGTACTGGCCTGGCTTCTGCCTCACGGGTAGTTGCTCCGTTTCAGTCGGGCCAGCAGGTTTTCATACGCTTTGAACCCGCCCGTAATGGCCTCGTTGCCCATCATCGTGCGTTCTTCAAAGTAGTAGCCAATCAGCAGCAGCATCGCCTGTTTGAACATCTGCGGAACTGACCCGCCGTTGGCACCGTATCCGGCCACGTAGGTCACGGTGATGCCGTCCCAGCGGTCGTAGGTTGTCGGCCATGCCGCGTTGCTATTAAGCCACACGCGGCG